AAAACATGAAAAATTTTAGTTCATCTTTAAGTGCTTTAACAAAATCAAACACTAAAGTAACTTGGTGGAATAATAATACTGATAAAACTAATTTTTACAATATACCTAATGTAACTTATCAAGCTATAACTGTTGATCCACCAATAAACAGCTATTTTAATAGTACAACTTATTATTTACCTAAAAAGCAATTTTAAATGCCAACGTTAGCATTAGATAGAGGAGGATATATACAAGGTGCAGTAGGTAATAGTGCACAAAATGCTAGAGGACAATCTACTGGTACTGCTCTTGATAGTCAAACAGGAGCTGTACCATCTGCAATACAATATTTTCAATCTTCGGGTAGGGGAGGTGGAACTTTTAGATATACAAGAGCCTTTTTATATTTTGATACATCTGGTATAAGTGGAGCAAATACTAATCTTCAATTAATTGTTCAAGGAAACACAAACGCAGATGGTAATGTGTTTGTTATGAAATCAACCCATGGAGGATCAAATGGTGGAGAACTTGTAAGTGGTGATTTTGATGGTATAGATTTTAATACACCATATAATTCTTCAGCTACAGGTAATGCTTGGTCGACAGGTACTAACACTATAAACTTAAATTCTACTGCATTAGGAGTTATGAATAGTAGTGATCATTTTAATTGTGCCCTAATTCTTTCTGCTGATTATGATAACACAGAAGAACCACTAGAAGAAGATGGACAAATTCAATGTGGTATAAATTTTGGGGGCACTATTCAATTAAGTTATACAGCCCCAGCTGCTACAGGATATACACAGGATGTATTAGGAGTAGCAGTAGCTAATATAGCTAAAGTAAATGGAATAGCTATTGCAAGTATAGAAAAAATAAACACAGTAGATTAACGGTTTTTATTTTTTACATATATGTATATCCGATTAATAAAATAAATAAATTTAAACATTTAAGTTATGGCAAAAGAAACAATTCCATCACCAGAAGAAATTAAAGGAGAAGTTAAACAATTTACTCCGGAAGAACTAAATAATTTAAAAAGCTTTCAAACTAGATTAGAACAAGTACTTTCACAATTAGGTAGAGTTCATTTATCAAAAATTAAATTAAATGAACAAGAAGACTTAATAAAAGCTGAAATTAAAAAAATCGAAACTGAAGAGCAAGAATTAGCAAAAACATTATCAGATAAATACGGAAGAGGTAGTCTAGATATAGAAACAGGTGCTTTCACTCCAGTAGAATAATTTTTGTAAAAAGCTATTATATTTATTATTGATTAAGTTAAAACTTAATTACTTATTTTGGTTTGGTTTGCATTTTCTTTTCATATTTATAATGGAATCAACCAAAGACATAACTTTATAAAATAATATATAAGATGGCAGAACAAATAATTTCACCAGGGGTTTTCACAAGAGAAAATGACCTTTCATTTTTACCACAAGGAATAGGCTCAATAGGAGCAGCAATTGTTGGACCTACAGTACAGGGGCCTGCATTTGTACCAACAGTAGTAAATAGTTTCACAGAATATGAAAGAATATTTGGACCTTTAAGCTCTGAAACATTCGTCCCACAAACAGTTAGAGAATACTTAAGAAGTGCAGGTTCAGTTACTGTAACAAGAGTATTAGGAGGTGGTGGTTACACATACACAGATGGTACTAATGAAACAGTAGCATTAGCTGCTTTCCCTTCAGGTTCAACAACAGGATTATTATTAGGTGTAATTTATCCTTCTAAAAATACAAATGCTTTACCAGGTTTAGAAAAAACAATATTAACTAACTCATCAAGTGCTACAGATATGGGTGCCTCTGGTTCTATTATAACAATTACAGGTTCTTCATACATTGCATCAGGATCAACATCTGGTACATTACAATTAGAACTAACAGGTTCTGGTGTAGCTGGAACTACATTTGATGCTTCGATTGACCCATCTAGTAACAAATACTGGGCTAAATTATTAGGTGATTCTCCAAATAATAGTAAAACAGGAGTTGTAGCTTATGATGGAACTCCAGGATATGCTGAAATAAACTTTAAAACATTAACTACTTCAGTAGTATCACAATCAAATGAATTTGCTAATTATGGAATAACTCACCCTAACAGTGTAGCTGCAAATCTATTATCTGGTTCAATAATTAATGTATTAGGCCAATCAGCTAATTTAGTATATAGTGGTCTAGCAGGAGCAAGTGAAGGATATTCATATGCTTCAACACCATTTATTCAATCACAAATATCTTTAGGAAGAAAATCACTATTTAAATTCCACACAATATCTCATGGTAAAAATTTAAATAAAAAATATAAAATATCTATTGCTAATTTAAGAGAACCAGCAGACATTGATAATGAAGAACAATATTCTACATTCTCTGTAATATTAAGAAGATATAATGATATAGATAAAACACCATCTATATTAGAACAATATAATAATTGTAATCTAGATCCTGATTCACCAAATTATATCGCAAGAGTAATAGGAGACAGATTCCCAGAATATAATAGTACTTTAGATAAAGTAGAATTACTTGGAAATTATCCAAATGTTTCAAATTATATTAGAGTAGAAGTAGACCCAGCAGTTGATGCTAAATCTACATCACCTAAATTATCACCAAAAGGATTTGCAGCTGTAACTAATCCAATAAATGTTGCACAAGTATTCCCAACAGCAATATTTCCTTCAGCATCTTATGAAGGAGTACAACAAACAGGAACAGATGGAACTTATAATTCAAGAGGTTATTTAGGATGGAAAGCAGAAGACAAATCATTTGATAATAATAACTTCTTAAAACCATTACCAGCTACATCAGAAAATAATTGTGCAGGAGCATTTAGTGTAGAAGATTTTTCAGGTCATGCAAATTCAGGTTTATTTACAGGAGCTTTAAGTAATGCACTTACTACAGATGGAATATTAGGACCAACAGCAGATCAATTAAAATTCACAGTTCCTTTCCAAGGAGGTGCAGATGGTATAGCTTCTCACGTACCAATATTTACAGGAAATGAAAGTACATTACATGCAAATTATTCAGATGGATCTAATCTATATGGATTTGATTTAAGCACATCTACAACAGCTGGTACAACAGCTTATAAAAAAGCATTAACTATACTTTCAAATCAAGATGAATATGATATTAATATGTTAGCATTACCAGGTGTAATTAAATCTTTACACTCTGGTGTAACAAGTGCAGGTATTGATATGGTAGAAGAAAGAGGAGATGCATTTTATGTAATGGATTTAACAGAATATAATAGTTCAGTAAACACAGCAGTTAACGACGCAAGTGGTTTAGACACAAACTATGCTGCAGTTTACTATCCATGGGTTAAAGTATTAGACACTTCAATAAATAAACCAGTATTAGTACCACCATCAGTAATAGTGCCAGGAGCAATAGCTGCTTCAGACGCAATTGCCGCAGAATGGTTCGCACCAGCAGGTTTAAATAGAGGAGTATTAGGAAATGTAATTGAAGCTAAAACAAGATTAAACCAATCTGAAAGAGATAAATTATATGATGCTAAAATTAATCCAATAGCTACATTCCCAGCAACTGGAGTTTGTATTTGGGGTCAAAAGACATTACAAGAAAGAGCAACAGCATTAGATAGAATTAATGTTAGAAGATTATTAATTGCTCTTAAGAAATTTATTGGAAGTTCTTCTAAATTCTTAGTATTTGAACAAAATACACAAGCTACTAGAAATAGATTCCTAAATATAGTAAACCCATATTTAGAATCAGTACAACAAAGACAAGGATTATTCGCCTTTAGAGTACAAATGGATGAAAATAATAACACAGCAGCAGAAATTGATAGAAATCAATTAGTAGGTGCAATTTATTTACAACCAACTAAAACAGCTGAATTTATAATACTTGACTTTAATGTTCTTCCAACAGGTGCAACATTTGATTCATAAAAAAAGAAAAAATTTATATTTATAACGGAATAAAATAAAACAGTAAAATGGCAATATTAGATACAAACGAAACTATGTTCACATCATTTGAACCTAAACTACAAAATAGGTTCATAATGAATATTGATGGAATCCCAGCATACCTTATTAAGAAAATTTCTCGTCCAAGTATAACATTTGGAGAAGTAGTTCTTGATCACATCAACGTGAAAAGAAAATTAAAAGGAAAAGCTAATTGGGAAAATATCACATGCGATTTATATGATCCAATCACACCATCAGGTGCACAAGCAGTAATGGAGTGGGTTAGATTATCACATGAATCAGTTACAGGTAGAGATGGTTATTCTGATTTCTATAAAAAAGACATTAGAATCAACACATTAGGACCAGTAGGTGATGTAGTTGAAGAATGGATCTTAAAAGGTGCTTATTGCCAAGCAGCTAATTTTGGAGATATGGATTGGACATCAGACACACCAGCAAATATTTCAATGACAATAGTAATGGACTACGCTATACTAAATTACTAAAAGTTAATTTATATAAAAGAAAAGCGCCTATTTTTGGCGCTTTCTTTATTTCACATATATGTATATCCGAACTAGTTTTAATAAATAAATAACGTTATGGCAGAAACAAAACACCAATTTCCTACAGAGGAAGTTACATTACCATCAAAAGGTTTACTTTATCCAGAATCTTCACCACTTTCTAAAGGAGTTATTACAATGAAATATATGACTGCAAGAGAAGAAGATATCTTAACCAATCAAAACTTAATAGCAAATGGAACAGTAATTGATAAATTAATAGAATCTCTTATTGTAACTCCAATTGATTATAATGATTTATTAGTAGGAGATAAAAACGCAATTTTAATTGCAGCTCGTATTTTAGGATATGGTAAAGATTATGAATTTAATTATAATGGAGAAGAAATATCTGTAGATTTAACTTCAATTGAAGATAAACCATTAGATGAATCTTTAATTAAAGAAGGTAAAAATGAATTTAATTTTACATTACCTACATCAAAAAAAGAAGTTACATTTAAGTTTTTATCACATAAAGATGAAAAAGCAATAGACGCAGAATTAAAAGGTCTTAAAAAACTTAATAAAAATGCATCAGCTGAAGTATCTACTAGATTAAAATATTTAATTACATCAGTAGATAATGATTATGAAAAATCTACAATTAGAGAATTTGTTGATACTCAATTATTAGCTATAGATTCTAGAGCATTAAGAAATTATATAGCAGATATACAACCAGATACAAATTTAACTTTTAAACATGAAGCAAGCAATGGGGACTTCATTGATATAGACATTCCCATTAATCTTAACTTTTTTTGGCCTGACGCCCAAATATAGAAACCAAGTTTTTTCTCAGATACATGATCTGGTGTACCATGGCGGCGGTGGATTTATAC